GTCGATCTGGACCGCCGGGGCCATTGGTTGCCTCACCGCCATGGCCGGTGCGGACGTGGCCATCGGCCTTTATGAACGCTGGGCGGCCAAGCGCATCGGGGTCAACCAGGCCCCGAACTCTCGCCCGGATCAGCAGTAAGCGCTGCAAGGATGCAAGCAGATGACACTTCTCGAAAAACCTTCCCAACTGCCTGTGGCGATTGGGGACGCGCTGAAGCGCGCGTTCCCACAACTACGGGTCGGTAATCACCATGACTTCTCCGAGACGGGCGACAAAACCGGCATTTTGATCAGCGTGGAGCGCAATGGCCCGGGTGTTCGCTCCCTTGCCGGGCGCAAGGCGCATGCCTTGTCGGTTTCACTCAAGGTCACGGTCGTCAGTGGCTCGACGCCCTTTGACGCCTGCGACATGGCCAGCCAACTGATGGACTTGGCCCTGGATAACCGCTGGGGCCTGCCGCCCGATCAATGTGACCTGCCCACTGCGATTGTCGCGGCACCTTCCGTGCTTACCAGCGCGGAAACGGACTACGACACCTGGACTGTTTCCTTCATCCAAACCCTCTATCTTGGCCCGTCGCTGCTCGAAGATCCCACAGGCAAGCCGCTGTTTGCCTGCACCTGGGAAGTCACGAACATCGATGATCCCGACCAATACCGCCCGTTGCAGGAGTAGCCCATGTTCGATGCATTGCTACGCATGCAACTGGGGCCGATCGTCGAGCGCCTGGCCGAAATGGAAGCCCAGCTTGAAGATCTCTATCGACGCGCAGAAAGCTTCTGCCGAATTGGCGTGTGCCAGGAGGTCGACGCCGCCAGCAATACCTGCACGATCAGCCACGGGGACTTACTCAGTCCGGCGATCAAGTTTTTCAACCCCAGCGCCGGGGCGCAGACCGAAACCCGTATCCCCTCAGTGGGCGAGCAATGCTTGTTGCTCAACTATGGCGGCGGCGAGGGTGGGGCGCAGTCGGTGGCCTTGTTCGGCTTGAACAGCGATCGTTTTCCGCCGGTTTCCAGTGTTCCGACGCTGACCCGGCGGCGTTATCAGGATGGCACCCAGAGCGACTACGACGACGCCAGCCACACCTTCAATTGGGTCAACGGCCCAACCACGTTTATCGGTTCTCGCGAACAGGTCTACGTCAAGGTCGGCGCCGCCAGCCTGACGATGAGCGGCCAGAGCATCACGCTGCAAGTCGGCGGTACCAGCCTGTTGCTGGATGCCGGCGGCGCGCACTTCACCGGCCCGGTGGTGGACCATCAAGGCCGGGTCATCAGCCCCTGATAAGGACATCCCATGATTGGAATCGACCGTGACACCGGGGCAGCCGTCGATGACTGGTTGCAATTCGTGCAGCGCGCCACCCGAGCGCTGACCACTCCCGTGGGCACTCGCCAGAAGCGCCCGTTGTACGGCTCGCTGATCCCGCAACTACTCGGGCAGAACCTCGGTGACGATCTGCTGATCCTCGCCCAGAGCCACGCCGCCCAGGCGTTCTATAACCCCCAGAACGGTATCGCCGACTTTCAGCCCCAGATCATCGTCGCTACCCGTCAGGGCGCCGGTTTGTTGCTGCGTTTTGCCGGCACCTGGAAAAACCGCCAGCAATCCTTCGAGGTCGTGACATGAGCATGTTGATCCCTGGCCAGAACCAACTGGCCGAACCGGCCATCATCGCGGTCGATGAGTTCGAACCATTGCTGGCCGAGTTCAAGGCCTTCGTGGTTGATTACGTCGCCACTCGCGCCCCGCAAAGCTCGGCCAAACTCAAGATCAGCCTCGACAATGAAAGCGAACTGCTGACCCTGGCCCTGGAAGCATTTTGCGTGCGCCTGCAAACCCACGAACGCAAGTACAACGCCCGCATCAAGCAGATGTTGGCCTGGTGGGCCACCGGCAGCAACCTGGACGCACGCCTGGCTGATATGGGGCTGGAGCGCCAGGTCCTCGACCCAGGTGACCCGGCTGCTTTCCCTCCGGTGCCACCGATTCTGGAAAGCGACGACGACGCCCGCCTGCGTTACTACCTGGCGCCCCACGCCCCGGCGGCAGGCTCGCGCATGCAGTATCGTCGCGAGGTGTTCACCCTGGGCGAGCGGCCATCGGTGAAGGTGCAAAGCGCCACGCCGGGCGTAGTGACCGTCAGCTACACCTTTGATCCGGACGGCTACGCGGCGCAGGTCAAGGACGGCAACGCTCGACGCACGGCGCCCGGCGAGGTGATGGTCACCGTGCTTTCCAGGGAGGGTGATGGCACCGCTTCCGCCGATTTGCTTGACGGCGTGCGGCGACATTTCGCACGGCCCGATGTAAGGCCGGAAACCGATCTGGTCACCGTCCAGGGAGCACAGATCCAGCGCTACAAAATCCGCGTGATCGCCAAGATCAACGCCGGCCCGGATTCTGGCTTGACCCAGGTTGCTGCACAGAAACTGCTGCAAACCTACGCCGACTCGTGCCATCGCCTGGAAGGTCGGGTCGACCCAAGCTGGATCGACTACGCCATCCACAGCGCTGGCGCGGCGCAACTGCAGATCCTTGAGCCGCTGGAGCCGATCATCAGCACCGCGTTCCAGGCCCCGTATTGCACGGGCGTCGAGGTGGAGGTGCGCACGCTATGATGGATGAACCCAAAGCGAGCCTGTTGCCGGTCAACAGCTCACCGCTGGAAAGGGCGCTGGACCTGGGGTTGGGTAGGCTGCTGGATCGAGTGAGTCCGCCATTTCCGGCCTTGATGAGTCCGCTGCAAACGCCCAGCGAGTTTCTTCCTTATCTGGCCGCCGACCGCGGCGTCAGTGAATGGGATGCTGACGCCAGCGAGTCGGAAAAACGCCTGACTGTGGCCTTGTCCTGGCAGATACAGCGTCAGGCGGGGACACCGAAGGCGCTCGTTCACGCGGTGGAGTCACTGGGATTCACTCCCAACATCAGTGCCTGGTATCAGCAGCGACCCTTGGGCTTGCCTTACACCTTTGATGTGCAGGCCATCATCGGGCGCAGTTGGTCCAGTGGTGACCACAACCGCCTGATCCGCCGCATCAATGCAGCGCAGAGTGAGCGGGACCTGGCAACGATCACCATCGTTCTCGAAACCCAAGGGCGCCTTGCGTTCACTCAAGTCGCACATGCTTCGTTGAGTGATGGTGAGTTTTCTCTGACCAGCGCACTACCGGAGTTGGCGTTGGCTGCTCGGCTTAACAGTGTCGGGGCCACCCGTCACTACACCATTAACGACTACGACCTCAGGGCGCAGCCATGACAGATGACATTACGCGCCTGGTGCGCTTCACCTCCAAAGGTTTGGATGAAGTGCTGCAGGCAAAGAACCAGGGCTTGAAAGGCGAAATCACCCACATTGGCGCCGGTACCGGCCGCTACAGCCCTGACGGCTCGGAAATAGCCTTGCGCGATGAGCGCCAACGGGTCGCCATTGTGGATTACGAGGACTTGGGCGACCGGCAACTCAGGATGGCCGCACTGTTTGATGGCGAGGCCGAATATGAAATCGGCGAGTTCGGGTTTTATCTCGCCAGCGGGACTTTGCTGGCGGTGTATTCCGTGGCAGGGAAGTTGTTGACGTATAAAGCGGCGGCAGCGCGAGTACTGCAAAAATTCACGCTGGATATTTCGCCATTGCCAGCGAACAGTGTGACGATTGTGGTGGGGAGTGAAAACCTCAATGTGCTACTGGTCGATGAGTTGGCGACACTCTCTGCTGCCAGTGTTGACACTATGGCCAGAGAGGTAGGACTGTTGTTTCGCGTGATGAAACTTGAGCATAGGAATGGTGATTTTTGAATGTGAGTTTCTTGGTGTTGACCAGTGAGATTCTACTGAATAATCAAACAGATAAGGAGATCTGATTTTGAGTACAGAACAGCAACTGGCGGCCGTCGTCAGCGCGGCGAATAGTCTTACCAGTGTCGTAACTGGCAAGGTAGGTGAGATAGATAAGGCGATTGCGGATGCCCGGCGCGCCTACGATGTACAGCTTTTGGATCTGAAGAGCCGTTTGCCCAGGCTTGCAGTTACCAAGAACTTCAACTTGTATCCTAGTGCGGATGGGAAGTTGATCGATAATTGGGGGATTCACGGCGAGGTTACCAGCAGCAAACTTCGGTCGATTACCACCACGTCTCAAGCTACAGGTCGTCCGCAGGCAGATGTGGATTTCATGCTTCAGGTTCAGGCAGATGTCCGCGAACAATTTCCTGGCTTCGATATCAGGGCGAGTGAGTATTGGCGGACGATCGTTAATGTGTGGCAATTAAAATGGGCCACCGCCGATGCGAGCCCTTGGCTTGCTTTCCCTTATACGGTTGATACTGCGCTTGCTAATGGAACAGGTGCGGTTCCGCTCAACTCGTATATCACGTTGGGTGCTTTTGTGCGTGTCGTGGAGGGTTCAATCACGGGGGCCTGGAGTAGCGGGGCGGTTAAAGGGAAATGGCGCTGGTGTTCGGCGGTTGTTGCACCCAGTGAACTATTCGGCGCCTATTATCACCTTCATCCTATGCGTACTTCCGCTTCCGGTATTGTCGAAGTGATGTTGGCAGGTGCTTGCACGGGGGTGGTTACCAGTCCCGGCGACTGGGGAACTATGTTGGCTTTGAATTAAGGAGAGACCATGAAACCAATTTTTGTACCTGCAGAACTTCATCCACTCATTAAATGGCAAGTCATCCGTAGTGCTCGCGATAAAGACTTGTCAGCCAGTGATTATGCCGCAATGCCCGACTATCCAATGTTGGATAAAAACAAGGCGGCGTTCGTCGTTTATCGTCAAGGGCTTCGAGACATCCCGGATCAAGGCGCGGACCCCGATGCAGTGATTTGGCCGGAAAAACCCTCTTTCCTTAAATAACCTACCGCGAAAGCGGTTTTTTTTCGCCTCCCAAAGCCCCTCCCGCAGGGGCTTTGGCGTTTTCCACCCGGAGATTTGTCCCTATGCAAAACCGCCAAACCTACACCGTCCTCATCCCTTTCCCCACCGGAGGCGGCCATTGGTCCACCGTCGGCGAGGAGCTGGAGCTGCTGGACGTCGAAGCATCCGCCCTGCGCACCGCCGGCCGCCTGGAACTGACCAGCGTCCTCAACTCCACCCCAAAGAAGGCTGACTGACCATGGCTGAGGTTCTGAACTTCGAGCACAACGGTATCACCGTGAATGCCACCGAATCCCCCGAGGCCATGGGTGGCCTGGGTGACAACGTGATCGGCCTGGTCGGCACTGCGCCGAAGGCCCATGCGTCGATCCCGAAGAATGCGCCGTTCCGCATCAACAGTTTCACCACCCAGGCGCTGCTGGACCCGACCGGCACGGAGTCGGGCACGCTGTTCCACGCCGTGTACCAGATCCTAAAAGTGGTCAAGGTGCCGGTCTACGTAGTGATCGTGGAGGAGGGGGCGACCCCGGCTGAGACCATCAACAACGTGATCGGCGGCGATGAACCGGTCACTGGCCGCAAGCTTGGCCTGGCCGCACTGGCCAGCGTACCGGAAGACCTGACCATCATCGGTGCCCCTGGCTTCACCGGCACCAAGGCCGTGGCCGGTGAATTTGCTGCCTTCGGCAAGCGCATCAAGGCCCGCGTGGTGCTGGACGGCAAGGACGCCAGCGTCGCCGACCAAGTGACCTACAGCGGCGAACTGGGCGGTGCCGATCTCGGTTTTGACCGCTGCCTTCTGGTGCACAACATGCCGTCGGTGTACTCCAAGGCGGCCAAGAAAAACGTGTTCCTCGCGCCATCGTCCCTGGCCATCGCTGCGCTGGCCAAGGTCAAGCAGTGGGAAAGTCCAGGCAACCAGGTGACGTTCGCCGAGGACGTTTCCCGCGTGGTCGAGTACAACATCCTCGACACCTCCACCGAGGGCGACCTGCTCAACCGCTACGGCGTGAGCTACTACGCGCGCACCATCCTTGGCGGCTTCTCGCTGCTGGGCAACCGCTCGATCACCGGCAAGTTCATCAGCTATGTAGGCCTTGAAGATGCGATCAG